TTATCTTAAATACACAAAAAGCCCAAGTGCGCTTGACGGGTTTATTCGCTTATACAACTGGCCTAGTTTTCCACCTGAGCTACCAATTGCTTTACCGATACCTAAACCAAGTTCGGTCACGTTTTGCACCCGGGTGTGTAGGTGTGCGGTGTTTACTTCCAAGCCGTCCATGCAAACGCTCTGCTTTCGTGTGGAGTACGGTCTCCAAAAGCAAAAACCCCGCAAAATGCTCTGTGGTCTTGGCTCTTGGCGAGAGCAACAACAAGACGATTGAACTGGTCAAAAGACTCGTCATGCTGTACGACAAGACCACACAGGACTCTGCGGGGTTCTTTACCAGTTCTTTCGCCTAGATGCCACTCTAGACGGTTTGAATTATATACCCTAAAAACGAGGTTTTTCATCAAACCACTCAGGTTTAACCATTTTTAATTGCCAAATCCTCATTTTCGGTATTCCCCGCTTAGTCCAAGAATGAACTACAGCTCTAGAAGTATCTAGAATACGGGCTAATTTAGACTGAGAACCAGCTAATTCGATTGCTTTAAATATATCCATGCCATAATTATATCTACATAAGTTGACAAAAAAGCAACACTTTTAAATAAATATTGAATTATTTGTAAATCTTGTCAAATTTCGTAGACAATACGTCTATCAGCACAAAAACTGATACAGACAAATTTAGATAAATAAAGGAAACAAAATGACAAATTATGAAAAATATAAAGCAATGACAAAATTAGTAGAAGATGCTTATGGATCTCATTTAGTAGATATGAGCGTTGATGCAGAAAACTGTGACCACATTAATGATAATTCCGCAGAGTTTTGGGCAAATATGTGTACAGTATTTCAAGCCACAGTAGGATATAGATTGTCTGAAATGGGCGTATCTAGCAAAGAAATGGCTAAAGTTGGTATTTCTTATTAAGACGAATTTAGATAAATTAAGGAACAAATTATGAACTACTTTGAAAATGACGATATAGCAGAAATGTCTGCACAAATATTTTATGCAAAGCGCAGATATAGCGCATTAAACGCATACCCCAACTGTCAAGACCCAGATCATCCCGGATGCGAGAACTGCGAAGGAGATGACAATGACAATTAAATTTATTAAGGGCAATATTAACCCTACCACTAAAAAATTCCCTAGAACTTTATCAGAGGCTTTCCCAGAAGCTCCTGAGCCAACCTTCGAGACTGACATGGACAAAGAAGATAAATTAGTAATTGTGATTTGCGTACTTTTGGCCGTTATTGTGTTTGGCTGTATTTTCTTGGGGGTAATATGATTAAAGATTTACTAAAACTTAATGTTAACGATCACACCGAGAAAAAGGGCAAGCTGACATATCTTTCTTGGGCATGGGCATGGGCACAAGCATTAGAAGTTGACCCAACTGCGACATTTGAAGTCCAGATGTTTGGTGATAAATGTTTTATGAACATCAACGGAACTGCGATGGTTTGGGTCACAGTCACGATGTTTGGTAAACCAATGACTTGCCAACTCCCTGTTATGAATCATTTAAACAAAGCGATTCAGAACCCCGATGCGTTTGCAGTCAATACTTCGATTATGCGTTGCATGACTAAAGCGCTAAGTCTTCACGGTCTTGGGCTTTATATTTACGCTGGTGAAGATTTACCGCCTAGCGAAGAACCTGAAAGCACTGTAAACGAATCTGAAATGATGGATTGGTTAACTGCTATAGCTGACTCAGAAAACTTAGAAACTCTACAAAAGAATTTTGTACAGGCAATCTCAGCAGCTGATGGCGATAAAGAATGGAAGCTGAAGATCATTAAGGTAAAAGACGCAATGAAGAAAAAACTCATGGAGAACAACAATGGCTAAGACTAAATTTGGAAAAGAAGTAGTAAGAGTTTACGAAAAGATGCTTGATGCGTTTCTTAATGAAAAGATGGACGTAACATATTGCGCCACAGTTGATATGCTACTTACAGTTTCAGAGGAAATTGATATTGACTTTGTTGACGTATTGCAGCATTTGATTGAAAGAAAAAAACAATTTGACGAGGATAAAACATGGATATAGAACAAGGCACAGACGCATGGTTTCAGGCAAGACTAGGAAAGGCAACGGGGTCTAGGATTGCAGACATTATTGCCAAGACAAAGACAGGCTACTCGACAAGTCGGGACAACTACATGGCACAGCTGGTGTGCGAAAGGATGACTCAAAAAGTTGCAGAATCCTATTCCAACTCAGCGATGGCATGGGGAACAGAGACAGAACCACTAGCAAGGGCTGCCTATGAGGTCAAGACGGGGCTCACAGTCGATCAAGTAGGGTTTGTTGACCATCCATCCATAGCGATGACTGGCGCTTCCCCTGACGGGTTAGTGGGTGATTCAGGAATGATTGAGATTAAATGCCCAAACACAGCAACTCATATTGAGACATTGTTATCAGGCAAAGTACCGACAAAGTATCTAACCCAGATGACTTGGCAGATGTGCTGTACTGGCAGACATTGGACAGATTTTGTGTCTTACGACCCAAGACTGCCTGAGAATCTTCAGTTATTTATTAAACGGGTTGAGTACGACCCTAAATACGCTGCGGAGCTAGAGCAGGAAGTAATCAAGTTTTTAGACGAAGTTGAGCAGAAAATTAAACAATTGGAGAAAATTAATGGCTAAAGTATTGAAGGAAATCACAACCATCGTGGGTAAATACACAAACGACAAGGGTGAGGAAAAGAACCGTTATCACAAGGTTGGGATGATTATTGAGACTAAAAACGGGGAAATGCTCAAGATTGACAATTTACCGCTAAAAGAGGGTGGATGGGACGGATGGTGCTATATCAACGATCCATTACCCAAAGACGGTAAGAAGTTTAAGAAAGAAGAAGACGATATTGGATTCTAAAAAACAGATAAATAAGGATAAATTATGAACAAATTTGATTTATATGAGACGTTAAAAGCCTACTTCCCTGACGATTTGATGGCGTTTGCCCGTAAAACAGACCCACAAACGTCAAAGGAGGCAGCAAAGACAGTAGATGTTAACAAGATGGAACAACTCGTCCTAGACGTGATTAAGAGCTTCCCTAACGGGTGTATTAGCCAAGACGTAGAGTCTGCTTTGGCGCAGTACCGGGCAAGTTCAATTACTCCTCGCTATCGTCCTTTGATGAAGAAAGGATTGATTGTTGACACAGGAGAGAAGCGCCCGGGTTTCTCAGGTCGTAACCAACGAGTGATGAGGGCTGTATGACTAAAGAAGCAATGCAACAAGCGCTAGAGGTATTGGAAATAAATTTAGTCTTTCTGAGAAACGTAAAGCCATTTAAAGGTCAAGAAAATTTAGCATCAGATTGCGTTGCAATGACAGAAGAAATTATTTTCACTTTAGAAGAAGCACTAAAGCAAGAGCAGGATGAGCCTGTGGCATATATTAATGTTGAACAACGTAAACTTGAGTGGGCTAAATACACATCTTGGGAAACTCCAACAGTAGCTAATTTGCCAAAAATACCTCTTTACATCAAGCCACAACCAAAGCAAGAGCAAGATGATCCTGTGGCTTACGTTTACGGAAATGGTGACAATGACCCTATTTTGAGTTGGAGTCGTTGGGATAAGTCAGGTCGTGAAGGATGGCATGAAACGCCTCTTTACACCACACCACAAACTAAAGAATGGGTAGAGTTGACTAATGAGCAAATTGTTGATTTGGTAATAAAAAACGCAGGTTTTCCAACTAAATTAGCAAAAGCAATAGAAAATAAATTGAAGGAGCTAAATAAATGAATATCACAGAAGAATGGAAAATTGACGAGAAAAACAAAGTAAAAGCCGTTTGGAATAAAGACAAGACCAAACTAATTAGCGTAGAAGTCATGGCTGAGGAGAAAAAAGACTTTGCCGTCAGCGCTTGTGTAAAGTTTAAACTTGGCGTTCAGGGTGATTATTTAGAGTTTTCTAAGATAGGAAACCACAACGTAGAGTTTGTCTTTGACGGCACAACTCAGAAGCTCAAGGCTTTGAGGAGAATCAAAGAATGAGATATTTACTGCTTATTGCCCTGTTAGCTGGGTGCGCTCAGACCCGGGTAGAGCCTTTAGGCGTGCCAATTGTGCCTGTGAGGGTTGAGCCACAAGCGCAGCAAATGAGTCGCTCTGAGGTCGTTTCTGCCACTATTCAATGCGAACAAGACGGGCTGAGAGCCGTCCCGGTCATGTCTAAGCGCATTATTAGTGGGATGTACAGCGATATTGTGATAGATATTCAATGCTTACCTAAGAGGCAGTCGTACTTCCAATGAACATCTTACTCATTTACTTTTTGTTGGTTTTGGGGGCAAGCGTGGCTTTTTTGGGATTTTCCTTGGTCATTCTGTTTAAAATATTTGTTGAAAATAAAGAATAATCAGATAAAATGACTGTGCTCGAAAGAGCTTTTCTTGCAAGAAAACTTATTTTTAAGGATTATTATGTATTCAACTCGTGCAGAATCAGGGGAAAAACTCCCAAAGCGTGCAACTTCTAGCGACATGACTGGCGAAAAGAAAGTTCGTGTTTCCAAAGTTGACAAAGAGTACGGTGGCGTTCCATCTACAACAGGCGCAAAATCTCCTAAAGGCGCAACATCTAGCGACACCAGCGGAGAGCGTAAAGCCCCGATCATGGGTGGAGTCGGTATGGGTAAGGCTGACGGAATGGGTATGCGCCCAGCTGCTCACGCTGGTCACCATGACGGCCGTATGGGCGAAATGAACGATGGTTCTAAAGAAAGAGAATGTTATTCTCACGTTCGTGTAGGTCACGCCCAAGAAATGTAAAGCGTAGAGAACCCGTGGGAGCACACGGGCCTCTACTAACCAAAACAACTATCAAGGAGTTGATGTGGCTAATAGTAATTGTAGATTATGTAGACATTTTGATCTACAGCCGAATCAGGATTTAGGCCAATGTAGGCGTTATCCAACGTATCAGAACCGTCACGCTACGGAGTGGTGCGGAGAATTTGCAGTTGTTGAAAAGACAACTTTGACCGTGGGTAATCTGCCTACGGTCTTTTCTGATCTACCCGATACGATAGAGAATTTGGTCTCAGAAGCAGAGAAAAGAGAGGGTTTGGACATTGCCAAGCCTGTGGACATACAGGCCAAAAGAAAGCCCGGAAGACCTAAACTTAGTGGGAGACAAATCCCATGAAACCCATAAAAGACAAAATAATAGTCAAACCCGTACCTAGAATTCAATCAGTCCTTTACATTCAGACGGCTGAGGTGGATACTTGTGGTTATGTAACCGCAGTTGGGGACGAGGCTGCTGAGGAGGGTTTAAAAGTCGGGGATAAAGTCTGGTTTGGTACTTTAGCCAAGGACTATAAAGACGAATATTTGAAATATCACAATTTTAAGGACGGGGACGAGAAATTCCTCGTTATGTCTTGGCAAGATGTCTGTTTTGTGGAGGAACAAGATGCCTAAAAACGGTTTATACGCTAATATTCATGCCAAACAGGAACGGATTGCCAAAGAAAAGGCAGAAGGTAAGCCTGTTGAAAAGATGAGAAAGCCAGGTTCTAAGGGTGCTCCGACCGCAAAAGCATTTAAAGAGTCTGCTAAGACCGCAAAGAAATGAAAAAGCACGACAAACCCATTGAGCACAAAACAACGGGAAAGGGTAAAACCTACAATCCTACCGAAAAAGGCGCTGGAATGACGGCTAAAGGTCGTGCTGAGTACAACGCAAAGAACGGATCAAACTTGAAACCGCCTGCTCCCAACCCCAAAACAAAGAAAGACGAAGGCCGAAAGGCATCTTTCTGTGCGAGGATGGAAGGAGTTGTAAAGAACGCCAAAGGCCCAGCGGAGAGAGCCAAGGCATCACTTAAGAACTGGAAATGCTAATGCCACTCAAGAAATCAACATCACCCAAAGCGTTTAAAGAGAACATCAAAGCCGAAGTTAAAGCAGGAAAGCCTGTTAAACAAGCCGTGGCAATAGCCTATTCCGAAAAACGTGAGGCTGAAAAGGCCAAAAAGAAGAAATGAGCACTTTAGCCGTACATTTATTAATCGCTATGGGCGTGGATGAGCATTTATTCATGAAATGGCGATCAGGAAAGAACTTTCACTCAACCAAAAAAGGCCCGGGCCGTAGACACAAACAAGGAAAGAAATGATTAAGATTGATTTATCACACACAGTAGAAGAACTAGACCTGATCCTAGCTGGACTCAGAAAACTACCATTTGAGCTTGTTGCAGATTTACATCACAGACTCAACGTAGAAGGAAAAGATCAGTTTGACGCTCATCCTGAGAACCCAGCAAACCAAAAGCCCGAAACAGATGCAAATCCAGCAGCTTAAAGTTGAAGACTTAATCCCTTACGTCAACAACTCTAGGAAGCACTCAGACGAGCAAGTGGCTCAAATTGCTGCTTCTATCAAAGAGTTTGGGTGGACAAACCCCATCTTAATTGATGGGGAAAAAGGGATTATTGCTGGACACGGGCGCTTGATGGCAGCTCGTAAGCTAGAAATGTCAGAAGTTCCCGTTATTGAGCTCAATCATTTAACGCATACACAAAAGAAAGCATTAATCATTGCAGACAATAAATTGGCATTAAATGCTGATTGGGAGCAAGAATTACTAAAAATTGAGATTCAAGCGTTATCTGACGATGATTTTGATATTACTTTGCTAGGGTTTGACGAAATCGAGCTTGGTAAGATGTTTGACGAAATGAACGAAGAAGACAATATAAAATCTCAAAATTACAACGAAGTATTTAATATTATTGTTGAATGTGAAGACGAGGCAGAGCAAGAGAAGATATTTAATCGACTCAATACTGAGGGTTATAAATGCCGAGTGCAAAGTTTGTAATTGAGTCTAAAACCTCAGATTCATTTAAAGCAAACAAAGTCAAATCAATGTTTGACTGTGAAATGAACGTTGTTTCTAAAACTTTTGATGTAAATATTCCAATTGAAGATATTAAATGGAATATAGGATTGATTGTCGGAGCGTCAGGAACTGGAAAAACTACAATTGCCAAGCAAATATTCAAGAATTATGAGTTTTTTGAGGGTTTTGAATGGGTTGGGCAGTCAATTATTGATGATTTTGGAGATCATTCAGCTAAAGACATCACAGAAATACTGTCAAAAGTTGGGTTTGCATCTCCCCCTGACTGGTTAAAGCCCTTTTCTGTGCTTTCAAACGGTCAGAAAATGAGAGCTGAGTTGGCCAGATTGATTTTAAACTGCAAAGAGCCATTCATTTATGACGAGTTCACCTCAGTCGTTGACAGACAAGTAGCGTGTATAGGGTCAGCTGCTATTCAAAAGTTCATTAGGAAGCAGAATAAGCAGTTTATAGCGCTTTCCTGTCACTATGACATAGAAGAATGGTTAGAGCCAGATTGGGTATTTGACTGTAATACGATGCAATTTTCTCGGAGGTCACTTTGTCGACCACTCATTGAATGTAAGATCAGAGAAGCAAGTCAGTCAGAATGGGGTCAATTCATGGACTTTCACTATTTGAGTCATGAACACAACAAAGCAGCCCATAAATATATTTGTGAAATTAAGAATCATCCAGTTGCTTGGTGTTCAGTATTGCATTTTCCGCACCCTTCTGTTAAAAATATGAAAAAGATTCACAGAATCGTGGTGAAGCCAGATTATCAAGGAATTGGGCTCGGTACGATGTTTATGAGCGAGATCGCAAAGAAGTACAAAAGACAGAAAATGCGTATTTCCCTTGTGACAAGCTCTCCAGCGTTTATTCACGGTCTGAAACACAGTAAAAATTGGGTAATGACACGAAAACCTAGCAGAGTTCCACAATCCAACAATGGTCTAGCTATCAGCAAATCACATTCAGTAGATAGACTAACGGCAACATTTGAGTACAAAACATAATAAAATAGTCCTAAACATTTACCCCCTATAAAAATATGCTTGAACATGAACCAAACGATGAACTAAGAAAAACGGCAAAAAGAGCTGCTGGTCTGGGTCTTCCGCACGAGCAGATCGGGGCGCTCATTGGCATTAGTGATAAGACTTTACGCAAGTATTACGCTCCCGAACTGGCTTTGGGTAAAGCGCAAGCATCGGCTCGTATTGCTCAGACGCTGTTTAACAAAGCTGAGAAGGGCGACACCACCGCCATGATTTGGTGGACTAAAGCGCAGATGGGTTGGGGAGAAACCAACACGACTAAGATAGCAAACCCAGATGGCTCTGCAATTGAAGGTTTCCAAATAGTGTTTAAAAATGCAGAACCTAGCGGAAGTTGAATTTCCTCAAAAGCTGCAATGCTTGTTCCATCCTGATTATTCAAGGTATCGAATCTTGTACGGTGGAAGGGGAGGAGCGAAGTCTTGGGGCGTGGCCAGAGCTCTATTAATCAAAGGCGCTCAGAAAACTCTCAGAATATTATGCGCCCGGGAATATATGATTTCCATGAAAGACTCGGTTCATAAGCTGCTTTGCGATCAAATCTTAGCGCTTGGGCTAGACGGTTTCTATGAGATCACACAAAACTCTATTCGTGGCAAAAACGGCACAGAATTTTCGTTTGTCGGCTTAAAGAACAATGTTGCCAACGTAAAGTCGCACGAAGGCGCTGATGTCTGCTGGGTAGAGGAAAGTCAAACGGTGAGCCGAATGAGTTGGGACGTATTAATCCCAACCATCCGAAAAGAAAAGTCTGAGATATGGATTACGTTTAACCCTGAGCTCGAGACGGACGAGACTTATGTGCGCTTTGTGTTAAATCCACCACAAAACTCTATTGTTCAAAAAATAAACTGGTCCGATAACCCATGGTTTCCGCAGACTCTAAAAGAGGAAAAAGATCAGCTCAGGGCTAGAGACATAGAAGCCTACAACACAGTCTGGGAAGGTTTATGCCGTAAGACCGTGGACGGTGCGATCTTCCAGAAAGAGATCAACATGGCAGAGCTTGAGGAAAGAATTACCCGAGTTCCTTACGATGCTACGAAGCCCGTACACATGATCTTCGATCTTGGCTGGTCAGACATGACGGCAGTTTGGTTTCTCCAGTTTGTCGGCATGGAAAACAGGCTAATTCGTTACTTTGAGGTCAATCAAACCAAAATGACGGATATTCTCGCTAAGTGCCAGACCTTTGGATACGTCTTTGACACGCTTTGGCTGCCTCATGACGCTGAGAATAAGACTCTCGCAGGGAACGGGCGCTCGATTGAGGAGATTGTGCGTAACGCAGGATTCAAGACTCGAATCATCCCTAAAGTGCCAATCGTGGACTCGATCAACGCTGCCCGGACAATATTTTCTAATTGTTATTTTGACCGGGAAAATTGTCACCAAGGGTTGCAATGTCTCAGGCACTATCGTTACGAGGTCGATCCAGACACCAAGCAATTCTCTAAAAACCCTTTGCACGATATCTGGTCGCACGGGGCTGATGCTTTCAGGTATATCGGGCTAATGATCCAAGAACCGAAAAAGATAGTGAAAAAACAAATACAGTTGCCAGTTTCTAACTGGATGGGATAGAATCGGGCGAAGCGAGGTAATATGGCTGAAGATACTCAGAGCGCAGATTTTGACTCACGCATTGAACAGGCTAAGAAATTCTTACGGCTTGCAAATGAGGCTGACACTACAAATCGCTCTGAAGCCTTAGAAGACTTACGTTTTGGCGCAGGAGATCAATGGCCAGTCGAGATTCAAAACAGTCGTACCCTAGAAGCTCGTCCTTGCCTGACTATTAATAAGATTGACCCGTCTGTACGCCAGATCACAAATCAAATCCGTCAGCAGCGCCCGAGAATGAAATGTCACGGGATGAACTCTCAGAGCGACAAAAAACTCGCTGAGATAATTACTGGGATATTTAGGCATATCGAAGTTCAATCGGACGCAGACCAAGCCTACGATAACGCTAATGACTTCCAAGTTCGCATGGGCTGGGGCTATTGGAGAGTTACGACAGACTATATTTCTGACGATTCTTTCGATCAAGAAATCTTTATCAAGCAGATTACAAACCCTTTCACCGTATATTTTGATCCCAACTCTGTTATGCCTGATGGCTCAGATGCTGAAGAATGTATGGTGACCGAGGTTATCCCGAAAGCTCAGTTTAGAGTGATGTATCCCGGTGCTGATGACGGTGGAAACTTCACACTCAGAGGAACTGGCGATTCTGATGCGATGTGGGTGATGAAAGAGGATGTTCGGATTGCCGAATACTTCTACACCGTTCGCAGTCAGACAACTCTTTATTTGCTCTCAGACGGGTCTAAAGTCTTCAAGGAAGATTACGACAAAGATTCAGGTCTGACAATCATGGAAGAACGTGAGACTGTCCGAAAAGATATTCATTGGTGCAAGCTCACCGCTATGGAAATCTTAGAAGAAGGCGTTTGGGCTGGTAAATATATCCCAATTGTTCCTGTTTACGGACAGCAATTAATTGTTGACTCTAAGCGTAAGCGTTTTGGTTTGATTCGTCAGGCCAAAGACCCTCAAAGAATGTACAACTACTGGTCTACGTCAATGACCGAGTCTATCGCTCTAGCTCCAAAGGCTAAGTGGTTGATTGCAGAGGGTCAAGACGAAGGACACGAGCAGGAATGGGCACAGGCCAACACAAAGGCTTTCCCTGTCTTACGCTATAAACAGAAAGATATCGAGGGAATCCCTGCGCCAGTACCGTCTAGGATTCAGCCTGAGCCTCCTCCAGCTGGGGTTATGGGTGCGATGGGCGTTATTGACCAAGATTTGAAGTCTGTGCTTGGTGTCTTTGATCCAAATCAAATACCGACCGGAAATATCTCAGGTAAAGCATTAAACGGTCAGCAACAACAGATTGACCTGACTAACTATCACTATTACGACAACTTTACCCGCTCCCTGCGCTGGACTGGAAAGATCATTCTCGATCTGATTCCGAAGGTTTACGACACGCAAAGAACGCTCAGGATTATCGGAGATGACGGAAAACCTGATCTAGTGACTCTGAACGAGCGCAAGATCAACGAAATGGGCGTTGAGGAAGTCTTAAACAACGTCACAGTCGGTGAATACGATGTGGTCATGGATACAGGCCCGGGCTACAACTCCAAGCGTCAGGAAGCCGTAGATTCCATGATGACTTTACTGAGTGCAGACCCCGGACTGATGCAAACCGCTGGGGATTTGATTTTTAGGAATATGGATTTCCCCGGTTCAGACGTTATTGCCGACAGAATGGCTGCTGCGAACCCCTTGGCTCAGGTCAACGATAAGTCTGACGTACCGCCCCAAGTTCAGATGCAATTGGCGCAGTCTCAGCAAGTTATTAAACAGCTTCAACAACAAATCCAGCAAATGCAACTTGAGCAGAAGTACGGAATGTCTGTCAAGCAAATGCAGGAAACAGAAGAAACCAAGCGTGAACTCATGCGTCAAACTGCCAAAGCGCACGACATTGAGATGCGAGACTCTGAGCGTAAGTACGTTGCAGAGCTCAATGTTCACGGAAAAGCACAAGATGCGGACTTGAAATCTCAGACTCAGTTGGAAGTCGAGCACATTAAAGCTCAGGTGGCTTTATTGTTGGCTCAGGTGGACAAAATGAGCGAGAAGGCTTCAACGCAACAGACAATCGAGAGAGCAATTTAGGGCAAAAGCCCAAAACCTTACCCGTCAGGTAGACGGGGAAAATCCTTGAGGTAACTCATGAGCGACAAAGAAGCAAGTAACGTAGTTACAAGCGAAAATTCAGCGGATTTCTATTCGCAAAAACTTGGTTTAACTAATGAAACGCCTGTTGAGGCTGTGGTCGAGGAAACTCCTGCAGAGCCGACAGAAGAAGTAGTTGAGGACGAGCCTAGTGCGGAAGAAGAAGCGAAAACGACAGGCAAGAAAAAGGGTATTGACAAGCGATTCAAAGAACTTACTTCAGAGCGTGAATTGGCCCGTCAGGAAGCTGATAGGGAGCGTCAGGCAAGGATTGAGTTAGAGAACCAGCTTAAAGAAATTCAAACTCGTACTGAGCAGTCTAAAAAGGGTGCAGAAGTCGATCCAGAGCCTCAACCCTCACAATTTGGCGATATGGTTGAATACTATAAAGCCTTGAGTGAGTGGAATACCGACAAAGCGATGCGAGAGCGTGACCAGCGAGAATTACAGGCAAGAATGGATGCTGAGAAAGCCAGAGTTATGAGCTCTTGGAATGAAAAGCAAAACAAGTTCAAGTCTGAAAATCCTGATTACGAAGAAAAAGTTAAGCAGTTGCAGTTCCCGGCTTCGCAAGAAGTACAGGATGCAATTCTTACAAGTGATTTCGGAGCGGAAGTTTTGTATCACTTGGGCAAGAATCCTGATCTAGCAAAAAAGATCGTGGAAATGCCACTTACTAAAGCATTGAAAGAACTCGGTAAGATTGAGGCGCAGTTTGAATCCAAGCCCGAAGAAAAGCCTGTCGTTACAAAGAGTAATGCACCGAAGCCGATTTCTCCGCTTAAAGCGACTTCATCCGCTGCTGATACACCGATTGGATCTGATGGACAGTTTCACGGTACTTATCAACAATGGAAAGAAGCACGCAAAGCAGGAAAGATCAGATAAATTTTTAACTTTAAGGAAATATCATGTCGAATAATCTTTTGACGATATCGAAAATCACCAACGAAGCGTTGATGGTTCTAGAGAACGAACTCACATTTACGAGCGAGGTGGATCGCAATTATGATGACCAGTTTGCGGTCATTGGTGCGAAGATAGGAAATACTGTGAACGTCCGCAGACCCGGTAGGTTCATCGGTACTACAGGCCCAGCTTTGAACGTTGAAGACTTCAACGAATCAAGTGTGCCAGTAACTCTAAGCACGCAGTTCCATGTCGACACACAATTTACTACCCAAGACTTAGCATTAAGCCTTGATATGTTCTCTGACCGTGTGTTGAAACCCGCTGTTGCAGCAATCGCTAACAAGATTGATCGTGATGGTTTGAACATGGCTGCTCTGCAAACTGCTAACATCGTTGGCGTTGCTGGTACACCTCCAACAGGACTAATCACTTTCTTAACAGCTGGTGCTTATCTTGATTCTGAAGGCGCACCAAGAGACGGCCGTCGTTCATGTATCGTTGAGCCTTTTACAACTGCAACAATCGTTGACTCTTTGAAAGGACTTTTTGTTCCTCAAGAAGCCATCGGTGAGCAGTATCGCAAAGGTCTGATGGGCCGGGATTCCGCTGGGGTAAATTGGCGTTTGGATCAAAACGTTGTGAGCCAAACATTTGGTTCATACTCTGGTGTAACTTTGCAAGCTAACACAACAGCTGCTGTTGGTTACTTGACAAGCGGTTGGGCACAATATTCAACGATCCAATTGAATACCGCATCTAGCACAGCTACGCTGAACGCTGGTGACGTTATTCAGATCGCTGGTTTGTACGCAACTAACCCACAAAACCGCCAGGCTTATGGTTCAGGCAAACTCCGTAACTTTGTTGTTCAAGCTACTACTACAGTAACTACAGGCGCAACAAACATCCAAGTTTCTCCTGCAATCATCACAGGCGGTCAGTTCCAAAACACAATCGTGATTGGTGCTACATCCACAACTGCAACAGTAACTCCTTTCAACAACACTGGTACTTTGTCTCCACAAAATATCATGATGCACAGGAACGCTTTTACCTTAGCCGTTGCGGATTTGGAGCTGCCAGAGGGAGTCCATTTTGCCGGTCGTGCAAGCGACAAAGAAATCGGTCTTTCCATGCGTGTTGTGAGGCAGTACACCATTAACAACGATTCAATCCCGACTCGTCTAGATGTGTTGTATGGCTGGGCTCCGCTATATCCTGAACTCGCTTGCCGTATCGCAGCTTAATCATTTAAAGGAAACAAAAAATGAGTAATCCCGGACCAGCAACCACAGTATCGGCACACCCAAGTAACGTCACCACAAATCAAGCTCTCCGCTTGATCGCTGTGGCTAAAGGCGTAAACTTAAATGCCGTTGCTTTCACTCCTGTGCAAGTTAACAACTCCACAGCTTATTTACCTAAAGAATTGATTGTTACCAACGTGAATAACGCTGGTTCAGTTGTATCTCTGTCTACAACGACAGCTTTAGGTATCACAACCACAAACGCTGGATCACCATCTAGCTTGTTTGGTGCGTTGACAACTGCTCAAATCGCAGCTTTGTCAACATCAACTTTAGGCACAGCTTACTTGGACTCTAGTTCAACAAGCCTGTCTTTAGCTAACCAAACTCTGTACGTTGACGTTACAGTCGCTTCTGGCGCTACTGGAACTGGTGACGTATACGTTTATGGCTACGATTTCAGCTAATCGCAGTTAAAACCGGGGAAAGTCACCTCCAAAAGGGGTGGCTTTTTCTGTTTTTATCGCTACAATTAATTCAAAGGAAACATTATGCCCTCTACCACAATCGCTCGTGGCAATGCTCACGAAACCTTTTACATTGCGCCCAACATAACTCCCGCTGCGCTAACAACATCAGCAACTCAGTCTTTACAAACATTTGCAATCCCGGGTTTGCAGACAACTGACATCGTTTCTTTACAACAATACCAAGGAAATCAAACTTCCAACGTAATCGTAAGTAACGTTGATGTTGCAACTGCCAATGTTTTAACAGTTCAGTTCCAGAACACTTCAGGCGCTGCTACTGCTATCACTCCGGCTGCTGGTGTTTATCAGTTCCAAGTGGTACGCATTGAAGGCGCTCCACAGTCTACGAACGCAGCATAATGGCTAATACAAGCGTCTTTAGGCCAGTTGGCCCGTCCTACGCTATATCGGTGTCTACAACCGCATCAAGCGCTTTGACCGTAACCCCAACGGGTAACGATCAAATCAACTTTTGTGGTTTTTTGAACACTTCTACAAATCCTGTGGCTATTACGATTTCCGAAGCTAACGCTTTGAATACCGTAACCACAGCAACTCCAGTTATGCCTGTTTCGGGTACGCCCCAACAAGTCGTAATGCTTGGAGTTTCCATGTCTAGTCCTATGGTTATTGCCGTACCCCCTAACGGGTTTGCGGTAAGCGCTATTTGTGGGGCTAACACAGCAACTGTTTATGTAACACCTATGGCAGATCAATCATGACCAACCAAGTTGCATACACAAGCACTCCCAACACGACTCCTGTTAACACTTTCGCTGCTCAACCAATTATTGCTAGTGGATTCGGTACTGCACCCAAAATCGTGGGCGCAACACCAAACGCTTTTGCAATAACTATTGGAAGCGGTGGATCTAATAACGGAGTCTTGACATTACCATCAGCACCAAATGGATGGATTGCTTTTGCTAATGATTTAAATACCTCAACCGGTGTTTATATTCTGCAAACAGCATCTTCAACAACATCTATTACTGTTACAAGTTACTCAAATACAAGCGGTTCAGTTGCCCCAATGACAGCTGGAGACGTAGTATTGTTTAACTGTATTCCCTACTAATGACTAATCAAACTGCAAAAACCGTAACGACAAATATTGTCCCAGTTCAGGCGATATTTGATGTCAATGGCGTTTGCGTTGGTTTAGTAGGCCCGGGGGGAGAGTTTTTCTCTCCTCCTCTTTCTTCAGATATTATTAATTTTGCTACGATCACAAATAGCACGATTGATAGTTCTCCAATTGGTGCGACAACGCCCTCAACGGGTGCGTTTACCAGTTTGTCTAGTTCGAATGTAAACATTACGGGCGGATCAATTTCGGGCGTTAGCATAGCGATTACTGCGCTAAATAACACCCCTGTGGGCAATATAACGCCCTCTACAGGCGCTTTCACTACTCTAGGTGCTACGAGTGCATCATTCACGAATTTAAGCGTTACAAACACGATTACAGGCTCGATTTCGGGTAACGCTGCGACTGCCACAACGGCTACAACTGCGACTACCGCAACGACTGCGACTACGGCTACAACGGCTACAAACTTGGGCGGTGGGTCTGCTGGGGCAGTTCCCTATCAAACTGGCTCAGGTGCGACGTCTTTTGCGACAGGAACAGGGGTTTTTGTCGGTGGATCGACTCCTAGCTTTACGACAACTCCTACATTTGTAGGAACAAACATTTCTGGCACAGCTTCTGCTTTAAGTATCGGTGGAAACGCTGCGACTGCTACTACATCTACCAATCTTGCTGGAGGCTCTGCTTATGCAATACCGTACCAAACGGGCTCTGGCACGACTTCGTTCGTTAGCTCGGGCACTTCAGGACAACTCTTTCAAACGCTGGGTTCAGGGTCTGCGCCACAATGGGTAAGTCAGTCTTCACTTTCGGTCGGGTCTGCTTCTAATATAGTCGGTGGCGCTGCTGGGCAAATTCCTTACCAGACTGCTATTGGTGCAACTAGCTTTACCGCTGCCGGAACAACTGGTCAACTGCTTCAATCTAACGGCACAAGCGCCCCAACTTGGGTCAATGCAAACTCTTTGAGCGTGGCGAGTGCGAATAATTTACTGGGCGGTGCGACTGGATCGCTTCCCTATCAATCCGCAACAAACGCAACGACTTTTCTAGGAATTGGCTCAAACGGGCAAGTTTTGGGGATTTCGGGTGGGGCGCTGACTTGGACTACCCCGACTGCCTACGCAACGGTGACTGATGACACGACCACCAACGCAACTCGTTACCCGTTATTTGCAAATCAGACAAGCGGAAATCTAAGCACAGAGTACACGAGCTCGACTAATTTAAAGTACAACCCAAGCACAGGCTCTTTTAGTGCCTTACAGTTTGCGGTCGGGACTTTAAGTTACACCCCGGCTAATGCTTTGGCTTATCTGCAAAACTCGGTTAGCACTTATAACCAGTTTATTATTCAGAATACAAACACAGGGGCAACGGCTTCCTCTGATGTAATCGTCAACAATAATCTTTCTACCGACTCCACCTATTACGGTGATTTCGGTATGAACAGCTCTAATTTCAGCGGTTCAGGGTCATTTAATGCGCCTAATATGGTGTATTTAACGGCTACGACTGCTGATTTAGCGATTGGAACGACCACAGGAAACGCTGTTCACTTTGTTACAAGTGGAACAACAACCGATAACGCAACGATTGCCTCAACAGGGATTTGGACGTTTAATAATGCTATAAATCTAGCGACTGGGACAACAACCCTAGCGCCCTTGACGTTTACTTCAGGCACAAACCTGACAACCCCGGTTCAGGGAGCTCATGAGTTTGACGGGTCATCGCTTTACATTACTGGAAATACAAGCACAGGCTCTGGCAGACAGATAATTAACGCCTCTCAAGTGGCTCAGTTAGCGACTAGCGCAAGTGTGGCGTCAGGCGGACAATTCTTTACTTCTACCGTCAGACCTGAGTTGATTTCAGGGCATTTGTATAAATTTCAGTACAAATTGATCTTCACAAAGTCAACTGCCGGGACAGTTACAGTATCGTTTTCTAACTCTGCTACGTCCAATTTCACCGTATTTGACGCAAATATGCAGCTTATACAGGTAAATAATGGCACTACAGCGAACTATAACGCCTACGCAGCAGCTGCGACAACCGCAACATTCCAAGCCTCATTCTCGCTTTTGGATGCGACAACTTATGTGGCCAATATTGAGGGTGACATCATTCCATCGGCAAACATGAGACTTCAGCTTTTAGTGACGGATTCCGCAGGGACTGTGACTTCATTACTTGGGTCTAATTTTGTATTTACAGACTTTGGCACGACAAATATAGGGAATATCGGATGACCTATACATGGAAAATTAAAGACATGGAAGTGGAAAATGACGTTATTTTGGGCGCTCATTATTCCTGTATTCTTTCTGATGACACAAATTCTGTAGAAACTGAGGGCTGGTGGCCTTTAAAGCCTAGAGTTCCAATGCCCGTATTTAAAGATATTACGGAAGAACAAGTTTGCGCTTGGGTCGAAGAAGATAGTACACAAGACGGAGTAAATCCGATAAAATCTCGTCTAGCAGAACAATTGGCAAACTTGAAAAAAGAAAAAGTAAAGATGCCGTGGCTTCCTGCTGAAACTTTTAAGGTGTCCCTATGACCGTGCCAATAGATGTTATTACGAGGGCGATGAAAGACATAGGGGCTATTGCCTCGGGAGAAACACCGACCCCAGACGAAGCGCAAGATGCTTTTGATATGCTTAACGATTTATTGGATCAATTGTCCAATGAGTCAATGATGACGTTTTACAAGACTGAAATCATCTTCCCTATCGTACCCGGTCAAACTCAATACACGATTGGCCCAACTGGTCAAATCGGTGCTCAAGTAACTGGCACGATCACGGGGAATGTCTTAACGATAAATACCATTAATTCAGGTGGCGTGGCAATCGGTCAAATGTTATCAGGCCCGGGAATTACGACAGGAACGACCATTACAGGCTTTCTGACGGGTGCTGGTGGTCAAGTTAACGAGGCAGGGACGTATCAGGTTAACATTAATCAAAACACGCTTGCTCCTGCGTTTACAGGGTCTATTTCTGGAACGACTTTAACTGTAACTGCGGTTTCTCAAGGCTATATCGGGCTTGGAGCGGTGATTACAGGCACGGGAGTGACCACAGGCACTACGATTTCAGGGCTGATTAGCGGAACGGGTGGCACAGGAACTTATCAGGTGAGTGTCAGCCAGACAGTTGGCAGCGAGTCAATGACTGCGACAATTACACCGATCACTATCCAGCTTTACTACCAAAGACCCTTAGCGATTAATTCAGGGTTTGTCAGGGTAAACACTAATTCCAATGGTGTGCCTGTTTATCAGGGTGGACTGGATTATCCGTTGTCCGTTCTTGATTACGGGCAATACCAAATGATCGGACTAAAGACTCTGAGTGGCCCGTGGCCTAAAGCGTTTTATTATCAGCCAAGCGAAGAACTCGGAAATATCTTTGTTTGGCCTAACCCATCTCAGGGTGAAATGCACTTATTCGCAGATACTTTATTCACAAGATACACAAATCTGACCGACCCAATGTATCTGCCACAGGGATTTTCAAACGCACTCAGATGGTTGCTTGCTGAAAGACTAATGCCAATGTTCGGTAAAGTTAATGGCACTCAGCTCCAAATGATCGGGGCTTACGCAGCTCAAGCAAAGTCTGAACTCAAGCGTACAAATATGCGTCCTCCACCAGTTTCTCGCTACGATGAAGTTATTACGTCCAGTCGTTCTCGTGACGCTGGTTGGATTTTGAGTGGCGGTTTCTTTAGGTGATTAGTATTAAATTTTGAATGTAAAATAGGTATAAAGGTTTAACATGGCATCAACTACATTCGTCAATTATCAAACCGTCATAGACGCTGGATGGCTCAACGATGTCAACTCAGCGGTTTATAGCGGTACATTCCAAGCGACTACTCTGAGTCCTACCAACATCACGGTTAGCGGTGCTATTACTGCTAACGGGACTATCTCAGGTTCAGGGTTTAGCACTTATTTAGCTTCTCCTCCTGCGATTGGAGGCACTACCGCAGCTGCTGGTGCGTTTACTACTCTTTCTGCAAGCTCTACTGTCAGCGGAACAGGATTCAGCACCTACTTAGCAAGTCCTCCTGCAATCGGTGGGACAACGGCTGCTGCGGGTTCGTTTACGACTTTAAGCGGTTCAACATCCACAACTACCCCTATTGTTCAAAGTTCAGGTTCTTTATTATTAAAGACTAATGGTACGACTACTGCGGTAACAATAGATACAAGTCAAAACGTAGGTATAGGAGTTACTCCTGGTGCTTGGAGCCAAGGCAAAGTTGTTGAAATTGGCTATACTGGAAATGCCTTTTGGGGGTATAGTGCAAGTCAAAACTTTATTTCACAAAACGCATACTATAACGGTTCTGCTTGGAAATATACATCTTCAAATCCAGCGTCTTATTACACACAAAATTCTGGTACTCATAATTGGCAAATAGCTTCATCTGGAACATCGGGTAATTCTGTTACATTTACCCAAGCAATGACACTAGATAATAGTGGTAATTTGTTGGTTGGTACTACAAGTGGTTCTAATCATATTATTTATAAAAATGCTGCGGTAGCATCAAGAATTATTGCATTTCAAGGTGAAAATAGTGGAGCTTATACTTCAGTTGCCTTTGCTACTGGAGACAATCAAGGTTGGAATTCAGCCAATACAGTACAAATTATTGGTAAAAATAGTGGAACTGGTCGTTCTATAAATGCAGCAGGAACAGTAAATCAAAATGGTGCTGACTATGCTGAATACATGACCAAAGCAGGAAATTTCACAATAAACAAAGGTGATATTTGCGGTATTGATGTAAACGGTAAATTAACAAATGTATTTGCAAATGCTATCAGTTTTGTAGTTAAGTCAACCAACCCCGGACTTGTTGGTGGAGATGTATGGGGAACTGAAGAAGCTCTAGGCCTAACTGCTCCTCAAGAACCAACAAGGTCTAGCGGTGAATCTGATGCTTATTGGGCAACTGCTCAAGCAAATTATCAAACAGCTTTGTCTGCATACAAAATTGAACTTGCAACCGCTTTAGAGTCGGCAAGACAACTTGTTGACCGTATTGCATTTAGCGGTCAAGTGCCAGTTAATGTAACAGGAGCAACTGCTGGTCAGTACATTGTCCCAATTGCAAAACAAGATGGCTCTATTGGTGGCGAGGCAGTATCAGAATCTGCAATTACACTTCAGCAGTATATGCAGTCAGTTGGCAAGGTAATTTCTGTTGAAAATAATGTAACAACAATAATTGTCAAGGTTGCATAATGGAAAAATTAATTACACTTTTAAAAACAAAGTCAGTTCAATGGGCTTTGGTCGTTGCGGTTTTATCCGTACTCCAAGGTTTTGTAATGGAATTCCCACTAACCCCAGTCCATCAAATGATTGCTGGTGTGACTATTTCAGTTGTCGTAGTTCTTCTTAAATTTTTGGAAGGCGTCTAAATGGCCGATTTTGGCTTTGTCGGAGCTGCTTATCAAGCACCATCAATCTACCAAGATGCTCAAGAATGTATCAACTGGAGACCTGAAGTTGATCCGACTAAAGCACAAGGTGAGCGAGGTGTAGTTGCGCTCTATCCGACTCCCGGACTTACGACAAAGATCGTCTCCCAAAATCAACAAGAAGTTAGAGGGCTTAGAACTCTCTCAGGTGGTTCTCAATGTATGGCCGTTGTTGGGCCTTACGTTTACGTCTTATCCTCTAATTTCACGCCCTCACTTGTTGGTCAACTGTTAACCACCACAGGACGAGTCGGCATCTCTGATAACGGAGTGAACGTCTATATTGTGGACGGATCGCATCGTTACACATGGCGCATTTCTAATCCTAGTACGGCTACGTTTTCAGGATCAATCTCCGGCACAACGCTATCTGTTTCTAATCTGACAACAGGGGCGGTGGCTATTGGTCAGCAAGTATTCGGAATCGGTGTCACGCCAGAGACCGTTATTGTCAGCGGAAGCGGTACGACTTGGACTGTCAATATCTCTCAGACTGTATCGTTTGAGAAAATGAACACAGCCAACTCAGGTGCGATTGTGACGGGCTCTTTAGGGTCAGGAACTCTAACGGTAACTGCGGTAAGCTCTGGTACGCTTTACGTTGGCCAGACTGTTCAAGGCTCGACAGTCACTTCAAACACGGTGATAACTGCTCTCGGTTCAGGGATTGTCCTCTCTGGCGCAGTTCACTCAGGTTCAGGCGGTACAGGATACGCTGTAAATGACACGGTAACGGTCGTAGGAGGCGTTTATTCCCAACCAGCAACCTATTTAGTGACTGGCGTGTCTTCGGGCGCTGTAACGACCATTACGCAGACTTCAAGCGGATCATATACTTCGACTCCTGTCAGCCCAGTTACGACAACGACTAGCGGAGCTGGAACGGGACTTGTATTAGATTTAACTTTCGGATCGGGTACAGGAGGAACAGGAACTTATACAGTTTCAGGCTCACAGACTGTTAGCTCAGAGACTTTATACGCTCTTGATTTCTCGGTAATCCCAAGCTCAGACGGTGCTTTCCCGGGGGCGGATATCGTGGATATTGTGGACAACTACTTTGTCTATAACAATCCCGGAAGTCAGGAATTTGGGGCTACAAACGCTTTATCTCCTATCTCGACTTATTTATCATTCGCTTCAAAAGACGGTGCGCCTGATAACCTAGTCTCGATTATTGTTGACCACAGAGAGATATATTTGCTCGGTGAGGCTTCTTCTGAGGTTTGGGTGGATGTGGGTACGTTCCCTTTTCCTTTCCAAAGAATACCCGGGACTAACACCCAGCACGGTATCGTGGCCAAATTCTCAGTTTCTAGACTAGGCGATTCTTTTGCTTATGTGGCTAGAAATCAACGGGGTCAGGGCGAGATCGTCATGATGAACGGGTATACCCCTCAGAGAATCTCAACTCACGCTGTTGAGCAGACTTTAGTAAATAAATACATTGGGGATGCGGTTGCTTGGACTTATCAATTAGAAGGTCACGAGTGTTACGTTGTATCTTTCCCGACTTTAGACTTAACTTGGTCTTTTGATGCTGCAACTGGTTTGTGGCACAAATGGCTTTGGGTTGACAATCAGAACGTCTATCACAGGCACAGAGGCAATTGCGCTACACAATTCCAAGGAATAGTGCTTGTCGGAGACTGGCAAAACGGTAAAATCTACGAGTTAGACCCATCTAATTACACGGATGACGGACAAGAAATTAGACGGGTTAGAAGGACTCCTCACATCACGACTGATCTGCAAAGACAGTTTTTTGATGAACTTCAGATTCAGTTTCAGCCGGGTGTCGGTGTTCCCGGGGTTTTGAAAAGACAAAACACAAACGCAACGGCAGGAATCGCTATAGCAGGGTATGCGGTCGCTGGAGGCTCGTATGTCGCTCCTGCGGGGGTAAATCCCCAAGCGATGCTTAGATGGTCAAATGACGGTGGCGCAACTTGGTCAAACGAGCATTGGACTGGAATTGGTGCGATTGGTAAGTATTACAACAGAGCTCGTTGGAGACGTTTGGGTTGGGGCAGAGACAGAGTGTTTGAGGTCGTTGTGACCGATCCTGTCAATGCTGTGATTATTTCTGCGAATTTAAAAGCAAGTTCGGGGGATAATTAATGAACAACATTTTTGGCTCAACTCAGAATAATCCGTATCCGCAGTCGGAGTTTTTAGACGCAACCACTAAAAGACCGACACGGGCATGGCAACAGTTCTTTATAAACTTGTTAAATTTCAGCAGTTCGACTACAGCCACTCAGGGGTCGGGGAAACTTCCAGCTTCTCCTGTGGGCTTTATCAATGTGACTGTGAACGGTAAGCCTTTTAAAGTGCCTTACTACAATCAATGAGGTAAAAATGGCATATCAAACAGACGCTAATGGCGATATTTACGACACAACAGACGGATCATTGATAGGTAACGTCAGTCAAGGCTTTTCAGTCGATCAGTCTGGAAATCTAAATTTTGGTGACGGTACTACGTCTTCCACAGTTGGAACGGCTAATCCTGTCAATTTAAACGGAATTACCACAGACAACACCAATACTCTAGCTAATTTGGCTACAGGACTAGGTTCAAGTGTCAATAGTATTAATAACGCTTTAGGTGGCGCTTTAGGCACTCAGAGCTTGGCAAACGTGGGTGGCGCTGCTTATTTAGGTAACGCAATCACAGGGTCTGCTAATAACATAGCAAACGCTGCTACAAATGTTGCTCAAAATATTGGTACAAATGCCCAGCAAAATATTGGGAATTTACAAAGTGCCTACGGATTACAAGAGGCTCAGTATTCTCCTTATATTCAGGCTGGTCAACAAGGCGCTACAGCATTACAAAAGAATTTACCTTATCTTTCTAGTCAATTCACAAATGCAGACTTAAATTCTCAATTAGCTCCTAATTATCAATTTCAGCTTCAGCAAGGTCTTGGTCAGGTTCAAAATCAACAGAACGCTTTGGGCGGGTTGGTTGGTGGTAACGCACTTCAAGGGTTACAGAATTACGCTCAGAATTACGCAGGAAACGCTTATCAGAACGCTTTTAATAACGCTCAAGCGCAAAGAACAAACATTTACAATACTTTGTCTGGAATAGCAGGAGTAGGAAACAATGCCCTGACTGGTCAGTCAAATCTTGTTTCTGGACTTGGAACAAACACAGCGAATATCAGCACAGGCGCTGCCCAGCAAGGAGCTCAACTTGGTCTCACGGCTGCTCAGGCTGCCGGGGCTGGTACAACAAACGCTGCGAATGTGTACTCAAACGCTCTTAATCAAGTGGCCAATAACAATACATTGGCTACACTATTGTCTAAAAGTAATCCAAACATCACAGTCAATGCAACTGGTGGAGCAACTAGCACCGGAGGGTCTTCAACGGGTGGCATAAATAGTGCTATTAATAATGCAACAAATCTTGCCAATGCTGTTACATCAAATGCAAGTGGTGGTGGAGTAATTGGTGCTATAACTTCTGCTGCTTCTTCAGTTGGCAGTTTAATTGGAAGTTTATTTGGATAAAAAATTATTCAAAATTTTAGGAAAAAAAATGCCAAATTACACAGTAGACACTTCATTTTTAAATCAACCAGCTCCGAAAGCTCAAAGTTTAGCGGACTTGGTGAATACTGCGTCTGGAATTCAAAATTATCAGCAAGCTCAACAAATCAACCCATTGGCTCTACAAGAAGCACAAAACAAAGTTGAGACAAGTAATCTTGCATTACAAAAACAAAGAGAACTTCAACAACCCGAAATTGAAGCTGGAATTGCTAAAGCTGGTGGTGAAGTTTACGAATTAAGAAAAAAATACGCTAATGAATTAAATGATGCAATGACTGGTATGCTTCAAAGCAAGTCAATGAGAGAAGGCGATGTTAATGGATTTATTTCTCATGTCGCAGATCAAAGAGATCGTTTGATTGACCAAGGTATGCCAAAGCATATTGCTGAAAAAGAATTTGCTAAATTAATAAATGCTGCGCAAGACCCTAAAGAAGGTTTGCCATATGTTAGACAAACTTTAGAAAATACACAAAGAGCTCAGTTGGGCGCAACTAACAGACAAAATCTAATGACACCATCTGTTCAGCAGATTAACGGTGTTAGTTACTTTGTTAACCCAACTACCATGCAAATTACTCCTGTTGGAGGCCAACAGCAAGTTCAGCCACAAGGACAGCCTCAAGTACAACCACAAGCGCAACCACAAGGACAAATGCAAGGTCAACCACAAGGTCAAATGCCTGTATTGGTTCAAGAAGACCCACAAATGTCTATTCCACCGGGCGTTCAGATTCCTCAACTTAATGAGCAACAAAAAGCATCTTATACAAAAGGGCAAGCGTTAAAAGATTTAAGCGCTGGAGCTGCAAAACAATCGCAGGAATCTTTGCAAACCATTCGCAAAGTTGAGCAATATGCTGACAAAGCAGCTGGAAGCGCCCCCGGTCAGGCTCTTAGAAGTGCTGGGAAATGGATTAAAGGCGATGCTGATTATGATGAATTGCTTAAAAATATTGCTCGTATGCAATTAGATAACGCAATGACAATGGGCACTTCTACTGACGCATCAAGACATACAACCGAAGTCGCTTCAGGTAGCGCAGATATTACTGAAAAAGCATTAAGAGACATTATCAACAGGGCAAAAGCAGATGCAACAGGCGCAATTAAATTTGAGCAAGGGCTAAAGAATTACGTTGGTAAACGTGGTGATTACAACGGTAACATCAATGCTACTAAATTTAGAGATGCTTGGATTAACAATTACGATCCAAGATTATTAATGTATCAAAACATTAATGAATCTAATTTGCCTCAAAAGCAAAAAGATGAGATGATTCGTGAAATAAACGCAGGATTAACTAAAGATGATGTTGTGACCTTGCGTAAAAAGCAAGCTAATTTAATGCGCCTAGAAAATGGTGACTATAAATGAGAGATTATGAAAATGATCCCAACATAACTGCTATTAGCTTGCCATCGGCAAATGTTAATGCAATACCAGATATTGAAACTAAAAAAAGTTCAATGTACGGTAAAAATCCTAATCTGCAATACACAGATTACGAAAGTCATCCTAATATTGAATCAATTAGGGTTGAAGAACCCACTAAAACTTCTGAAGAATCTAAGAGTGAATCAAGTCCAGTTCATCACTTGATAATGAAGCATCTTGAAGATCGCAAGAAGGCTGAAGATTATTTAATGAGCAAGATTGGTGGCGTTGTAGAACCAGTCTTAAGTGCAATAAGCGGAAGCATAGCTGCTCCAGTAGGTGCTGCGTTTGGTGCTTTAAACACCATGATAAGCCCTAAATTTGGTAGTCAAGAAGCTATTGAAAAGGGTAAAAATGTTGCATCTAACATTCAACAAGCGCTTACTTATCAGCCTAGATCAGAACCCGGCAAAGCCGTAAATGAAGCTATTGGAAACTTAGCAAGTAGCGTTGGCCCTGTTCCTGAGTTGCAAGCATTTGCCCCGTTGGCTCAACCAGCAATAGGTCAATTAAAGGGCGGTATTCCTAAAGTAAGAATTGAAAAAGTTGGGAAACCAACAGAAATTCCAAGCATTACACCTACTTTGCAAAGTGCTGGGGCAGCTGCTACAACAACTCCAGTTGAAGCCAGAGCGGTTTTAGCTGAAGCTCCTCCACACATTCAAGAAGCATTGTCTAATGTTGACCCTGCACAATTATCACCAAAAGACGTTGAAGCAATAAAAGTACACACTAAGTTTGCTAAGTTTGGTATGTTGCCAACTGAAGCTGAAGTATTAGGTGATCCTACATTATTGTCACAAGAAAAAAATGATCGTTTAAAAGACCCAAATTTACAAGCAAGATTTGAAGAACGTGATCCTAAATTAATTGAGGGGTTTAATCAAATCAAAGAAAAGATCTCTCCTGATGTGTTTGAAAATGATCCTGTAAGATTAGCATCAATGCCTCTTGATAAGATGAAAGCGGATTATGACGCTCATCAAGCAAGAATTGCACAGGCTTATGATATTGCAAATAAGGCTGCTGGTGAATCACAGTCTCCGATTGATGTGGGCGCTTTACAATTAAACATTCAAAATGGTTTAAAAGAAAAGGGTAAACTTAAATATGTACCCGCTGAGTTGCAATCAGACTTGGATGAATTGCTTGGAAAAGGTAATTTAACTCCTCAAGAATACGAAAATCTAAGGACTGATACAGCAACTATTGCCAGAACAAATTCTGATCCGTTAAAAAGACAGGCAGCATCAATTATTAGAGAAAAGTTAGAGCAAGTACCTATTAAAGATGAATTTGCTCAATATAAGCCTTTGTACGATGCTGCTCGAAAAGAAGTAGTAGATTTAAAAGCAAAAGAAAAAATACCCGCTTATGCTGCTGCTATTGCTGACACAAGAACACCTGACGAAGTTTTGGCTGGAATACCGCACCCAGCTGCTAATAATTTTGTAGCGACACATTATTCTGCAAAGACACCGGCATTAAACATTGAAAGAATGTTGAACATTGTTGGTCGTGATTCTGCTGAACATCAAGCTCTCAATAAATTAAAAATTGACGAGTTTAAATTAAATTCAGGAATCAGAAATGAAAAAGGAACAGTTAGTCAGGCTAATCTGAATAAACAAATTTATCACCAACACGCTTCTAATTTACCAACAATGTTTGGTAACGAAGTAACTAGAGATTTGCAAGACTTGGCAGATGTGGCTAATTTAAGTGAACATACCAAAGGCGTTCATCACGTTAACACTTCAAATACTGAATTGTTGCGTGAAAAAAACGCTCTCAATGCTGCAAAAGAAACAATTTCCAACTTGGGTGCAAGCGCAGCTGAACAAGCAATTAATGCCAAAACTGGTGTTGGTGGAACTATTTTAAGAAATGTGCTTAAAGGAAGGGCTGAAAAACAAGCACTTGAAGCACAACAAAAAGTTCTAAATGAGTTATCGCAAAGAAGATTGTCTCCAACTGCCGGAATTAGAAACTTATCTGACTTAGGAAAATAAAAATGAGTTACTTACTATCACCAATCGGTAACGGACAACAGTTCTTTACTAACATCGGGCTTCCGTTATCGGGTGGTCAGATCACAACTTACCAAGCTGGATCGACAACTCCTTTAGTTACCTACACAGATTCCACAGGAACAGTCGCTAACTCAAATCCTATTGTTTTGGGTACGAGCGGACGTTCTTCTAATGAAATTTGGCTCAATAGCGGGTATTCTTATAAATTTGTTGTTGCTGATTCATCAAGTAACGTACTGTTTACTTTAGACAACTTATACGGAATCCCGACTTCTACATCTTCAGGAACTGTCGTTCCAAGCGGATCAATCATTCTTTGGTCAGGCTCAATCGGTTCTGTTCCTTCAGGTTATTATTTATGTAATGGCCAAAACGGAACGCCTAATTTGGAAGATACGTTCATCATTGGCGCTGGTAACTCTTATAGCGTAAACGCTACGGGTACAGTTTTTGGTTCAGGATCTAGCGCTCCAAACTATTACGCACTTTGCTACATAATGAAATCATGAGTGAAATTGATCTTGTCAAATACGGTGTTCTTTGGCAGAAAGTCGAGGACTACGAAAAAAAGTTTGATTCGATGGAAAAGAAGATCGACAAACTTGAGTCTTCTATTGAAAAACTTATCTCTATGGCTGACAAGTCTAGAGGTGGTTTTTGGGTTGGCATGATGGTAATTTCAGGACTGTCTAGCTTTGTTGGGTTCATATCTCATTACCTTACATTTAAATAATGGACCCGTTTACCCTAGCAATGATGGCATTGGGGGCGGTAAAGTCGGGAGTAGCACTCTACAAAGAGGCTAAAAGTGTCGGTAAGGAAGCAGTTGGGGTTATCACAGAAATCGCTGATGGTTTGGGTTCTTTCTTTGAACATCAAGAAAAGGCTATCGCTCATGCTAAAGAAGTTGAGAAAAATCCGCCTAAAGGCAAAAGTCTTCAAGCCATTGCCCTTGACAACGTCATCAGAAAGAAAAGACTCGAGCAAGCAGAGTACGACCTCAGACAAGCCCTTATCTACGAATCTCCACCAGAACTAGGGGCGCTTTGGGAGGACTTTCAAAAAGAGCGGACAAAGCTCTTGGCAGACAAAGATAAGTTTGATAAAGCGCAAAAAAAAAAGATGCAGACGAAGCCAGAGAGAGAACAGCAAGAATTGAGCGATGGAATCTACGAATTGCAATTTGTATTGCAGTCTTCGTGGTGGTGTTCACGGTAGTCGGTGTGCTTTATTACATTCAGCAAGACTATCAAAGAAGTTTAATGGGTGATAAAAGTCACATAGAATTCAAGCGGAAATTCCATGCTAATTCCAAAGAGATCGAATGTTTTGAGATTTTTCAGCAGACTGGCTATTTGCCTATGTATTGCCCTTAATGGATGCCATGACAGGTGGCGATATCATTGCCAGAACCCGGAGAATTGGAACAATGAAGACTGTAAACCGCCAATCTGTGTCGCTACTCAGACTTGCCCTGAATACTTTTCTAAACCGAAAACCCAAAACAACTGAGCAACTCCATGCTGAGACTCAAAGGTTTGTCATCAGAGGAATGACTTTGGGGCTTGTAGGCGTTCTTCTTTTGTTTGCCTATAGCGTTGTATATACAGAACAACCTTTATTTAACGAAGCGCCTACCGACAAGGCCATATTTGCGGTTCTTACGTTACTCGCTGGGCAGGCTTTACAAATACTTGCTAACTTTCTGTCTAAAAGTACCCCACCAACTACCGCCAAATGCCCCCCATTAACCTCTACAATTAAGCAAGAGGAAAAATTGATAACGGCTATAAGCCCTCAGAAATCATTTTCTTTTGGCAATCCTAACGAGCGAGAGGCAAAATGAACTATATATTTGCATTTTTAATCAGCGTATTAATTATTGGGAGTACTTATGAATATGGACACCATCAAGGATATGCTGAACGAGACGCTGAAACGGCTGTTCAGATTGCCAAACTTAACGCAGAAAACGCACAGAAAACAAATACCTTGGTTCAACAGATAAGCGACAAGGATGCAGAGCTTCAAAAGGAGAAGACCAATGCTAAAAAAGAGATTGCCAAGCGTGATGCTGATATTGCTACTGGCAAGTTGCAGCTCTACGTCAAAACCGCCCCCAACTCTAGCTGTTCAAATGCCCCCTCTACCAGCGGATCTGACCCCAGCTACGCCCGAATTGACTCAACGTTTGCTGAAAGTCTTGTCAGGATCACCGATGACGGGGATTCAGCCATCAGGAAACTCAACGCCTGTCTTCAAATCTATAACCAAGTAAGGACAATGATTAATGGATTCCCAAACCCTCGCTAAAATAGCAAAAATTGATTTAAGCCATGCCGAGGCTTTAATTGAACCAGTCAATATGGCAATCGAAAAGGCCGATCTATCCACTCCTGCCCGTGTCGCTGCGTTTATCGCCCAATGCGGACACGAATCCGATTCCTTTCGGTTTATGGAGGAAAACTTAAACTATAAAGCCGAATCTCTGTGCAAGACTTGGCCTAGCCACTTCAACGAAGAAAACGCCTCAGAATATGCCCATCAGCCTGAAAAGATAGCAAACCGGGCTTATGCCAACCGCATGGGTAACGGGGACGAAGAATCAGGGGACGGGTGGAATTACCGAGGCCGTGGTTGGTTAGAAACAACAGGCAAAACAAACTACGAGGAGCTCTCAGATGCTACTCAGATCGACTTTGTAAGCAATCCTGATGCTGTGGCTACCCCAGAGGGTTCAGCCATCTCAGCTGCGTTATTTTGGGAGAAACACAACCTAAATCGCCTTGTTGATAACAACGATTTTGTGGGCTTAACAAAAGCAATTAATGGTTGGACAATAGGCTTAGAAGACAGAATGGCTCGTTTTGAGCACGCAATGCAAATACTAGGAGGCTAAATGGCTACAAACTTTAAAATGACGGGCAAAACTCACGAGTCTAAAAAAGGACATTACGTTGTAGAAAGAGATCACGCTCTAGCTTCAGAAAACGAATTACACAGGCTTGAGAAGAAATTAGACAAACACATGAGCCTACCTATGGAAAAAGCCCACAGAGGCACAGAACAACCTAGCGCTGGTATTCCTGCTCTGCGTAAGTAATCAGTTTGTGGATTCCCTTTTCCAAGCCTCGTAAGTGTCTGGAAGGGGAATTTCCGTAGGCCAAAAGTCGTGGTAAACCAAAGCCCAAACGGTATTTAAGTGCGCCATGTCCCAACTGCGGTTCTTTTGCTCACGGGTTAGCCCAGCGCCTTGATCTATCATCGTATGGCAGTCGTAGCAAAGGGAAGCTATATAAACGTCTGAGGCCTTAATTCCTCGGCCTTTGCCGTGTTTAGCTTGATTGCTGTGCGCTGCAACAACACTACCGTCCTCACATCCGCAAATTTGACACGGAATAAGCCTCGCCCTCTCCAGCAGTTTCTTGGAACGGACGTATGTTGTCTTTGCAATTGTGACCATTTGGTTTTGAATCCCATGTTGTAGTGCAACGCTTGCACCGATAAATCTTAGTAAATAACTGCTTTACCTCACCTCGGGTGTGATTTCGTCCCTCGTAACAGCGGATCGTCTCAATTACCATTTTCTGCTATCCTTTTCAGCCTGTTGTAAACCTGAGTCAAACCCTTTAGCCCAAGCCTTATTCCAAGTCTTGTAATTACTCTCCACATAGACGGGTTCTTTTAGACAGTCTATGGCATCTTGAACGATCTTCCATTTAGCGTGACTGCTCTTATCTAAAAACGTCTGAACGATATTTATTGCTTCATCTTTTGTCATTTTTTACCTCTCTTACACCCAATTGAATCTCCTCTGATCTGATCTGGCGGTCTATGTATCTGCGTAGCCAATCATGGCCTCCTAAATCATAATACATATCCCTTTGCTCTTTACTTAGCCTTATAGTTACGGATACTCCATCTGTTATTTCTGATATTTTTCTAGGCATCTTGTCCTCTTATTTCAATTCCTTTATCTGCTGCCCAAGCCAATAACCATTCTATAAACTCAGACCCTTGTTCTTTAGTGAATTTACGGCTCTGGAAGCCTAATTGCACAATCCTAGTACCATCCAAGCTCGGTACGACTTTAGAGCCTTGTAGCCCCGTTTCATGGGCAAATTGATCTATTAAAAACCGCTTAAAGCTCTCAGCATCCCATTGAGCGCCCATATGCTGCGCTTGTTTGGCTATTTCAGCAATTATTGCGTGATATTTCTTATTTTGATCGTCAGATCGGTGCGCTTCTTCAACGGTCAGGCACAGTTCTTTCCCAACCTCAAGCGCTGATTTCATCTTAGGCCAAAGCGTTTTGATTAGCGCAGTTCCCTGCTTGACATTGATTAATTTGTATTGCATCTTAATTTATCATTATTTTTAACATCCGTAGCGCTGCGTCTACAGAATCAACTAGGCAAAATGGCCCACCTTTCCAGTTCTCAACAAAGTGCTTTTGATTTTCGTTGAACCCTTTTTTACCGTATTTGCTATTGGGATTTTTCAATTCCATCAAAATAGTCTGGTTTCGATACCCCACCAAAAGATCACATGGTTGATCTAAAAGATAAACAGTTGCACCCACCGCGCGTAAAGCCTCAACGATCTCTTTTTCGTTCTCGTCTCGTCTAGCAGCTCTCCTCATTTGTATTCCTCCTCAGCCATTTGACAAAAGATAGAACACTCAATATTTTGTTCTTGAGGGTAATTCCCGTCCGTAGGTTTTAACTCGTCTAAATATCTATCTTTAAAAATAGTCTGTGTCTTAAACCGTTCCAACTTAGCCATCCGATCAAAGTGTTCAGGGAAATCTATTTTAATTTTGTTCCAATATCCCATTCCGCCTTTGACGCAACCAATGCAATTATTATTGTGATACCCAAGTTTATACATGGCTGGTAACTCAATATTGGCATTTTTAAGCATGGCTAAACAGTCTTCTTTAGACAATCCTTTGTCAATTAAAGGTGTCCATATATCCACATCGTTATTTGCGTCTATAAAGCGATTTAAACGGTTTTCTTCCTCTGCCGTATATCCAAACACTTGACGATCATTTGGTAGCTCAAAACGCTCTCTGACTTGTTTCTTTAGCGCTCGGGTACAAGGCGCTCCCTTGGGTGTCCGAATGTAGTTTTTTTCAAACACACGGTAGATTGAACCATCATAAAAGTCGTTTCTAAGGATTTGTATTTTCTGCCCAAACCAATTTTCACAGTCTGCCAGAAATCTTTTATTGTCTGGGTGTTCTTCCTTGACTTCGGTGTAAGCAATAATTAATGGTAATTTGCCTGAATTTTCAGCAATTGCAAGTTTGGTTGCTACGGCTGAAGCTGCTCCACAGGAAAACCAACAAACTATTCTCATGGCCTTATCCCATCAGCTCTGTATTTATAAAACGCATAGTCAAACAGATACATCCATTGGAGAACCTCGTCTTTACAATCGTAAGCTAATGACAAATAGAAATATTCCCATTGTCTCAAATCGTAATAATTAATTTCCTGTTTTGTCATTCTCAAGCTCCTTAATTTTCTGTGCTACGTCTTTGCCTAAATCTTTTAATACCGGGTCTTGCATCTTCTGTTTAACCAAATCTCTAACGTAATCCCTCCAGCCTGTACGCATCGCCAGTTCAGAGTAAAACTTCACAATCGAAGCGTATTCAGCATCCCAATCAAACATTAAAAATCCACTTTCTAGTCTCGTTTTGATTAACCCGTTCACGTTTTTTTTCGTCTTTGCGTAACGGAAACTTAGCTCTCTGAAGTTCTTTGACGGGTACTTCCCACTTCGGGACGGGTTGCCAGATCGTTTTAAACACGGCCTATCCCTTTCATTTTCTCCCTGATCCAGTCAGGCATAGGAACAGCTTTAGATTTCTCCTCCTCCAGCTTGACAAGGTAAGGATCACGTTCCTGAACCATCGTAGAAGTCTCAGGAATCTCTGCCCCGTCCCATCTTTGCTGGTTTAAATAAACTAAAGGCGCAGGAATAAAAGCCCCGTTGTCTTTGCGCCATTGATCGGTGGTTTTCATCCATTCAACATGCTTAATAATCTGGTCTGCACAGGAATCGCAGTAAGTTTTAATCCAAACCTTGAAGCATTGTGATTTAGCGCCTTTTCGGGTTGATCTAGGCCATGATTTCCAAAAGTCTTCAAAAGTCATTTTTGTGTCCCTGCTTTGATTGATTCTGTTACATCTCGTCTGACATTCCAAGGTTGACTATTCTTTACCAAAGCAATCCAAGCCCTTTCTGCACAATCCTCACGTTCTTTCAATAAAGCCACATTCCAAGCCATTTTTGCAAATGGTTCAACTAATGGTTTAATAATTAGACGCATACTAAAACTCCATTCCACACTATCCCACCATTGTTCAAAGCTATTCATTTCATTTCTCCATAGGTTATGCTAGGGTGGATATACCTACCTTCTCCAGCATCTTTGTTGATCTTCATTCATCTTAATTTATCTTAAATACACAAAAAGCCCAAGTGCGCTTGACGGGTTTATTCGCTTATACAACTGGCCTAGTTTTCCACCTGAGCTACCAATTGCTTTACCGATACCTAAACCAAGTTCGGTCAC